CTAAAGTTGCAATTTGCCCCAATTGTGGTGAGATTTCATTATATATTGAAAATTTTAGCGAGATATTTAAGTAATTTCGCTGTGTCTAATTTGAAGTTGTTATAATAATTGCTTCGTATTTTTCCCAAATTGCGAACTTATTGGGTTCATCATAATCTCTTTCAAATATCTTATTTTCAACATTATTTACATTCAGAGCTAAAGAAAGAGCCTGCAAAAACAGGCTCTTTATCGGCTAAGAAAGAATTGACTCTATCTCTTCAGGTTAACAATATCAGAATTTGAGTATAACATTCTATAACATCTTGATTTGATCAAGAGCTTTTTCATGCAAACGGTGTGTGTGCAGCCATGAATAATGATTAGATACTGCAATTTCCTCCCAGGTCTTACCATCCATATATCTGCATTTTAGAATTTCTTTGAATAAATCATTATCCACTGCATTTATTGATGCTTCAACTTCATCTCTTGTTTCAATTAAATCTGTTAGTTTTAGCCGGAGTCTTTCTTGAAGTTCAATTACACTTATAATTCCTGTGAGCATAATATCATTTCCAGAGTGTACTCTTCCTATGGGCATATCAGAAATAACTGGAGTTACCCGATACAACTTACTTCTCCATGCCTCTATCTCATTAATCTTCCGATCAATCTCCTTCTGCAAGAAACAATATCGACTTAAATACTTTATCTTTTCTATCTGTTCTTCTGTCTTCATCTAATCCCCTCCAGAATAGATTTTTATCCAATCACTCATTGTCATTGTAACTAACCACTCTGAATGATTTTTTCTATGAAATACCGCTGGTAGCTCATCTGGAAGACGATCAACCTTTGCTTGAGCTATCGCATCATAGATATTTAACTTTTCAACACGCTTGCATTCTATGTGAATTCCGGGAAGGCCAACAACATCAGCATCCCCATTTGCACCTGAATATTGTTGACCTCTTCTTGCCCTAAACCCATATTCTTTTAGCTTCGATGCTAGCTCACGCTCTCCAGCTGCACCTTTTGATCTTGAGTTGATGGACATGCTACCCCCTCCCTAATAGTTTCATCTCCAGTGCTGCATAATCGTACTCCCTTTCACTGAAATCACTTGATTGCATGCAGTTCGGGCTTTTATAGTTGTCATGAAGGGCTGTAATCACCCACCCAATTTGATTTCGTATGCCTTGCCTACTCGTGGACAAGTTGTATTTTTCGCTTATAAGGGCAATGTCCCCTTTTGATGCAGCGAAGATTGCTGCGCATGTTTGATTATCAATCTCCTGACTCTTGAATATCGATTTGATTTGATGGATTTGCTCCTCGCTAGCGGCAGCATCTTTCTCTCCTTGCGTGCATGCTGTTGCTTTACTATGCTTTATTATGCTTTCTTTTCTTTTCTTTTGTTTTCGTTTCTTTTCTTTGGCATCAAATCGCATTGCGGTGCATTGCCTTCGCTTTGCGATTGCACTTCATCCGCATTGCGATCGCATACATTTTCAGTTGAATCACCATCCTTCCAACGTGCTTTAGCAGCTTTTTTGGCAGCATCAGTCCTTTTTTGACGAGTATCAGCCCAGTAGTCCATTCTCCTTATCAAGGATTCACTATAGAAGTATGTTTGATCTACCTTGAATAAACTATACTCTTCGATACAATCCTTAATAAAATTTTGAACATCGATTGAGGCATTGCTGAGAGTCTTAATTGCTCTGGTAGTTGATTTTGAGTATTCAAGTTTGTAGTTAACCTGATTACGAAGCATTTCAATAATTACCCAATATAACCCATATCCCTCAAGACCATAGTCTGCACGCATATCTAAAATCTTTGGATCAATAATCGCATTAGAATCGTGGCTAAAGTAATATGCATCTTTGATTGAAATCACCTTCTTTCATCGGTACTTGAGGGACGTAGAAGACCGCCCCTCTTCCCTGATGTAATCCCTGGTTAGACCAGGAGGTTTGATTTATTTAGATAGGGTTTCCCCTTACCTATCTTGATTAATTGATTCAGTTTTGAAATGGTGTTCCTTCAAACTCATTTGTACTAATATCTCCGGTATCGTAGTCAACCTTGAAATCAGCTTCCACCTCATTTTCTGAGAAAGTGATCTTTTCATTTCCGTCTGCACCTGTGCTTATAATTGAATTATCTGCAACCTGTGCAGTCCTCATTTCAATCGATAAGATACCCCAAGTGCTTAATGTATGTTTGAGGACAGTTTTCTTGGCCATGGCATCAAAATCTGATTGCCAAGGTCCGCTATTGAATGCTTTGGAAAACCTCTTGGCATGTTTAGTTACCTTATCCTTAGTCCAGTAAACTGTTTTTTCAAATCCATTTATCAGTTTAAAATATGCTGCATATCCAATTACTGCGTCGGATAATTTATTATCCATATCGAGGATAAGCTCTTCAGTGAGTGAGTTGTAACTCTTTAATTGGCCTTCAAATATCTCGGTTACATTAAGCCTTAAATACTGACCAGATCTTTGTGCTAGCTGTATGTACCCTTTGTAGCCTAGTTGGAATTGCGCTTGCTTAACTTTTTGATTGTTTACAGTATTATTGAAAGGAACAATCCAGGCGTATCCCAAATTTGGATCTATTGGTAACTTTAATGCTGCTGCTTTGAACGCTGATCCAAGGATGGTCATTGTATCAACACCCTGAAGTTTATCTTGTTTCAGTGAGAGCAATGATGTAATGAACCCAGAAGCTTCCTTATCTAGCATTTCCTCAAACCTGCGTTTAATGCTTCCGCTAGTCACAAGCGCTTTGAAGGGATCCTGGATGTCCTTAGGGCCTTCTTCCTTTTTCACCAATTCATTTTTCAACTTGTCTACTGTTGCCATTTTTATCTCCTCCTATATGTCCTTGATTTCAAACCTTCTAGAGACGCTTTCATTGATTACCGCTCGATAGATATCAGGGTACTCCTTCTTCAATTTCTTTGAATCAACTCTATTTGAGATTATGGTTTTGTATTTTATCAAGTATTTATTGTTGATGTATCCTTCTTCCGCATCCTCCATCTCTAGCTTGATTGCATTCTCGAGTGAGGATTTTTCATCTTCGAGGGGTTTAATAATCTGATTAAGCTCCTTGATCCTTAGTGCTCGTTCCTCATTATCAGAACTCAGTTCAATATTCTTATTTTCGATACTTGAAGGATATCTTTCCTGCAGAAACCTACATGCAGCTGAACTCCCATCTATTGGGGGAGGTATGTTTTTTAAAATGTGATTGTTCCAAAACCTGCTTTCTTCCTGAATCAATATATCTATCAATGTCTCATCTCGATTGATCTCCTTCCAGATGAACTTCTGTCCACCTATTAGGACAGCTATATAAGCTTTTCTCATACCGGTAACTGCCATATAATGCTGAACTTGGATAATATAATTTGCAGGTATTTCTTCGTCCTCCCACTCCTTTAAGTTATATGCAGAAGTGGTCTTGCATTCTAGGATTGCTTTTTCCCCAACTACCTCCCGATCAAGGTTTGCTATCATCCATGGAAAGGGCTTTGATTGAAGCACCCGATTATTACGCCTCACCTTTTTACCGGTTCTGTTTTCAAACTCTGAAGCTACTACTTCTTCAAGAATGTTACCCCAGTACATAGTTTCGCTGTCTTTCTCTTCATACCCTTCAGTTTTTTCTGTGTATAGTTCAAACTGTGATTTCCATTTATTTATTCCAAGTATAGTTGCAGCATCGCTACCACCAATTCCATTTCTTCGAATTTCCAACCACTCTTCTCTGGAAATTCTTTTTGTGTTTGCTAATACGTTCATGGAGGTTCCTCCTCAATTTCATCAAAAAAAGCTTCATTACTATCGAATCTATATGCATAACAACAATCAGGTATGTTCCACATGGTATTGATTTTCCTTTCGTGATATAATCACCTCGTAATGTTTATGGCCTTCGTCCTCTACGAAGGAATTTTGAGTATCGCTCTATGACGTACAGGTCAACGAGCAGGTCCTTGCTTTTAGCTTGGGCTTTTCTTTTTTTCTGATTATTAAGTACCATTTCACGAAATTCATCTTTATTCATTTTCATCACAACCCTATAGCTCCTCTCAAAGATCCGCTTACATCTTCACCGATAATAATAAATGCTGAAAATATCGGAAAGAATGAAATTGCTGCGATTACTAATGCCAAGACAATCCACCAAACTCGCTTAGGTTCGATATCTAGAAATTTTGCTAATAGGTGAGTGATGTCATAAATCAGGTCTCCAGGTAATTGCATCAAGATTTGCAACTTATTTCTTTTTTTCATATGTCTGTACCGATCCTCCTCAACTTATTTGTCATATTCTTTTAGTTAAAGTGCCCTTCTTTCTTTACTGACCTTCTCTAGCCATGCAATGAAAAGTGGCTTATTCACCAATGTTTTTGATCCAACAGTGAAACAAGGAAAATCAGAATCTGGATCGCGCGCAAGACTTGAAAGCTTGTCTCTTCCTATACTACTTAACCTCGCTGCTTCCATTAGAGTTATTGTTGGTTCATTTTGCTTCTTGATAATGTCTGAAAGCGCTGCCTCAACTGCAGTTTTAAGAATTGTATTAGTTATGCTTGGATTCATTTCATTTATCATTCTGATTCCTCCTCATCTACTTGATTCAGCTGGTTCGTTGTTCATTAGTTCTTCAATTGAGATTCCTAGGCCTTTGCAAACCTTGATAATTGAGCTGATTTGTGGATCTTTTCTTCTACCCTCCTCGATATTCTTGATGAGTTGCGTTGATGTATTTGCTTGATCTGCAACCTCCTTTACAG